TGACGAGATCAGTGGTATTTCGTTCTTACCTCACTCAGATCACTCATATCGTCAAGCACCATATCAGGATATTACAAAGGAACTATACGAAGCAATCCTTGAGAAGATGCCAAAGGATGTGGACTGGAGTGAACTCACAAAATATGAAAAGGTTGATCAGACAGTAGGAACTCAAACCTTTGCATGTAGTGGTGATAAGTGTGAATTGGTGGATTTGACAAGTGGAGGATAATATGGGAATATATGTTGAAGAAAGACCTTGGGGCAAATTTGAAGTTCTTTATTCTGGTACTGATACAAAGGTAAAAAGAATAACAGTAAATCCAGGTCATAGATTGAGTTATCAGTATCATCACAAGAGAAGTGAAAGATGGGTGGTGGTATCTGGTAATGGAATATTTACTTTAGATGACATTGCTGTGGATAATGTCACAACTGGTGATGTGTTAAATATTCCAGTTGGTGCAAAACACAGGATAGAAAATAATGGAACAGAACCTTTAGTTTTTGTTGAGGTTCAACTTGGTGAGTCTTTTGAAGAAAATGACATAGTTAGAATTGCAGATGATTATTCTAGATAATAAGGAGATATAAAATGGATAGTAATACATTAGTAGTCATGGTTGTGTCTGGTTTACTTGGTTTCTTCATGGTTAAGTATTTTCAAATGAAGAAGGAAATTGCAAGAAATGATTTAGATAGAGAAATGGATATGGTCTATAGATCAATTGATGATGTTCGTTCTAATTTAGAAAAAGAAGTAGAAAGATTAACAAATAAAATTGATAATTTACAAAATGATTTTTATACAGAAATTGACAGAAAGTTTCGCGTATTTTCAAATGCATTAAATGATGCTGATAGAAGAATTGATGAAATTCAATATAATAATTCAAATAAGGAACCAACTTTATTTGATAATGTTTCTTGACTTGATAGATACTTGTGGTATAGTATAACCAAAGGAGATACACATGCTTAAGAACATTCTTGCACTAATCGTAACTTTCTGTCTTACCGCAATTGCCCCTGCTCAAGTCGCTGTAGCAGTCGGTGGTGGATGGGGTGGAGTAGCAGTAGGTGTTGGTGGTTACGGTGGATATGGTGGTGCTTATGCATACTCTGGCGGTTATTATGGTGGATACTATGGTGGTTATGTAGCACCAGTTGGTGGTTGGTATCCATTTGCATATAGTAGTTCTTTCTATGCATCTCCAGTACCACAAGTAATTCCAATTGTTCAACCAAATGGTCCTTATACAGTTGCCCCATGCTATGTTCAACCAGTTGTTCAGACGCAACAGCAACCATGTAAATGTCAAAAACAATAACTCCCGTGTAATCGGGAAACTTCAATCCAGTCCTTCGGGACTGGATTTTTTTTTATTTTTTATTTACAAAGTATTATAAATAATTATGTGAAAGGCAGACTACTCATATTTTTGAGTCTGATCCTTGCGACAAGTTCATCTTGCAACAATATCGGTGTCGATAAACAGGAAACCCCCCCACCACCGATAGTAGACATTCTGACACCTCCAAAAGAACCAAAGGAGTATGAAGGGTTCACCGTAATAGAAGAGGGTCAAGATCCCTATCGCTGCGTGGGGCAAGTATATGATAAAGATCATGTTATGGTGGGCAGTGCAGTTCAGATAACTGAGACTATCGTACTCACTGCAGGACATTGCATAGACGGAAACAATCTGATGTATTTCAGAGTTGGTGAAACCGACTATGTAATAAAAGAACAAATACTACATCCAAAATATAAATTGGGTGAAATAATTATAAATGATATTGGTATTTTGGTATTACAAGAAAAGACTTGTATTACAGAATTACCAGAAATCACTTACAATAAAACAGATTTAACTCGTTACGAAGAGTTAACAACAATAGGATTTTCACACTGTACCAAAAAGAAAAGCAATCCTGGCTCCTTTTATTATTTTGGTGTAGTGTTAGAAGATCCATTTGAATTTAAATTTAACTCCACAAAAGGAGCACATGTTTGGTTTGGTGATTCTGGTGGAGCAGTATTTGAGAACACTGGTAAATTATGTGGGGTAATTTCATCCTTTAGATTACATGATTTAACTATTACTGAAATGTCTGCTACTCCTCTTTTCTATCACGAAGAATGGATAAAGGAAACTATTGAGGAGCACAAATGAACAGATTACAAAAAATTTTAGTATGTGCATGTTCATTTTGTATCGGTATCCTTCTGGCTAGACTATTAGGATTCTGATAAATACTTACATGGTAATAGCAGGAATAGATTACTCCCTTTGCGGACCCGCCATCTGTGTATTCGATGGTGATTCTTTTTCATATAACAAATGCTCATTTTATTATCTAACAGATATTAAAAAGTATGCAGATACTTTTGGTGGTAATATCTTTGGTGAGAGATTCATGGACTGGAACTCTGAACAGGAAAGATATAAGACTATTGCAGATTGGGCATTAGAGATTGTCATGGGATGCTCACATGTAGCACTCGAAGGTTATGCATATTCTGCTAGTGGTAGAGTATTTCACATTGCAGAAAATACTGGACTATTAAAATATAAAATATATGAAATGGGACTCCCACTGACTATTATGCCACCAACAGAAGTTAAGAAATATGCAACTGGTAAGGGAAATGCAGATAAACAAATGATGTATGATTCATTTGTTCAGGATACTGGCATTCCATTGAGAATGACCATCACACCAGATAAAAAAGAAATTACGAGTCCCGTTTCAGATGTCGTAGACTCGTATTTCATTTGTAAGAAGTTATTTGATTCTCTTACTTACCCGCTCGGTCAGTAGGTTCTTCTTCCTTACACTTTGACTTAAGGTATTGGTTGTATGCCCATACAACTACTAAGAATACAATTGGTAAATACCAAAGAATCCATCCCCAGTTATTACTGAGTTGACCACCATTTGTAATTTCCCAATTTAATTTTTTCATTTGAACATTATCTTTGGTAGTGTCTGGGAGAATAACTGGAGTTGTATTACAAGCAAAGAGAAATAGTGTTGCTAATAGTGTTAGATATTTCATGATTACTCCTTATGACTTGTTAGAAGCAGCAGCAGATCCAAAATAGAATCCAATGATACTCAATAGAATTTGACGATTTTCAGAAGTGAAGAGATAACCATTTATCTCAACAAAGAATTTTCTTGTTGATTCTGGAATCAAACCAAACAATCCTTCTGGAGTCTTTGCATCTACTTCCACAAAAGTAGGAATACCAAAGAATGGAAGTACGAATGGTGCTAGGAATGTTGCAAATAGAACCGATAGAACTATTATTTGTCTAACTACTCTGCCTACATCAAGTGGAACTCTCTGTGCTGCCTTGTCTTGGTTTTCAGTTGTTTGCTTATTAGCAGCCATCAACTGATTGAACATTTCCTTTTGATCTTGTGCCTTCTGAGCCATATAACGGAATAAGAATCCTGTCGCCCCACCACAAATCAATGATATTAATTCTGTTGAAATCATAACTTTCCTTTCTTCCTTTTTCTTCTAATAATTTTAGTAAGCAGAGGATCATATGACGCTATTCCTTGCGTCGGTGAAGGTGAAGCACCACCAACTACTCCTAATCCTGTTCCCGCAACTCCTTGAAAATCCTCATCAAGAACCACGGATAGTAACTTAATTGCTGCTTGTCTATTATTTTTTCTAGACAAGTTTTCTTCTGTGAATCCATGATATTTCAAGAACATTCTGGATTCTTCTTTTATTGCTTCTAAATCTTTACTCAGTGCTAAAGAACGAAGCCTATTATATATTATTGTATCACCTGTTATAATATCAATAATTTTCTTTAATAGATTCATCAATTTTTTACGAACTTGAATATTAGCACTTCTTGTCATTGAATACTTGATATCAAACATCAATTTTTGAGCCTGAACTGAGCTTTCACCTGCAAGAAGTAACAATGTATAAAATCTAAGTGGATAACGAAGAGCACCTTTGATGTATTCCTCTACTCTTTCAGATTCGATAGAATTGAAGTTATCAATAGGTTTCATCAGTCTCCACTTCCTACTTTCTTCTTGTAACATCTAACAACTGCTGCTGACGCATATGCAGATGGCCAAACCTTGAATCTTGATTTGACACTTGCCTTACAAGCAGCATGTGCTTCTTTATTTCTTGGATTCCACTTTTCTAAAATAAAGTAAGAGAGAGCAGTCTCGTACATTTCCTTTATTCCCTTTTGCTTACCGGGAGCATACTTACCCTTTGAAGCAGACCATGTTTTACCAGTTTTATGACTACTAAATTGCTGACCACTTCGGTGAGCCTTTTGCTTTAGACGAACAGCCTTCTTCTTTTGTTTATCTGACATCTCACCCCATGTCTGTGGAGTCTTACTTGATACTCTACGAGCAGGACGACACTTAACGCGACCACGACCCTTATAAGAGCCACATTCGCTTCCGTCTTGTGATGTCCACTTCTCTTTGAACCAGCGATCCAAACTTTCCCTGATGTCTTTTCTGTTCATATTTCTCTTAACCTATTAATTATTCTTCTATCCAAAGGAATTGACACCAGATCGACATCTGGTATTTTATCCGGCAATGTATTTAGGAAAACCACAAAAGTTTTTAAAAAAGGGTGTAAATCCTTCTCTATTCTGCTAAAAAGCAGTCTTGTAGCGGATATTGGATCAAAAATATTGTAAAAAATAATTATATGGTTAAGTATCAATCGCTCACGCAGTTGCCCGCTGGTCTTATATTTTCTCAATAACCTCTTAAGATACTTTATACGATTCATATCTTCTTGAAATTCAGATATGTTCTTGCACTGAGGATTGTTATACATCTTCATTGCAAACATCATATAATTGTCATCATCAAGAGTGTCAAATTTCATAATAAACTACTTTTTTGGTTTTTTAGTATCTTTTTTCTTATCTTCCTTCGGTTTAAGGTATGTATTCTTAATTCTTTTGAGGTCTTTGTACTTCAACCTTTTCTCCTTAACAATTCCATTTGCGAAGTGATTTGTTAATTCTTGAATCTGGATCTCTTGCTGTCTTTGCAGAAGTCAATTTTGCTTTCATTCCTTTCATTCTACGACAGAAAGACAATCTTCTTTTAGCCTTCTTTGAACCCTTCTTGAGTTTACTTGGGTCTGTAGTTACCGCTGTTTGTAGTTTTGAACCTGGGTTTTCTCTGCGGTATGATGCAACACCCTTCTTGTTTAACCCACCTTCTGGGTTCTTTCCTTCGCTTCTTGTCCAAGCAGCACCTTCGGATACTGCCTTGATTGTGTCTCTTATTTGAGAAGCGCGAGCTGATAATGTACCTTCTTTGTCTATTTTAGCAATCTTACCCTCTTGTCTTTCGATGAACTTTTTTCTTTGCTCAGGAGTAAGAACACCTGCCTTGTGTCTACGAATTGTTGCTTTTGTGCTCTCTACAATTTTCTTAAAATTAAAATAGTTCATGGTTATGCCTTTGGTAGTGGAGGTAATCCAGGTAATGAGTTTCTTTTTGTTTTTGGTTCTGGGTTTGGTTTGGATGCAGGATCTTTCTTTTCTAATCTTTTTGTTAAATATTCTGTTGCACCTAAATTTGCTTCTTTGATATTATTGTTTCTACTTCTATTGTATGATCTTGAAACAACTCTTACATTACCATTTCCGTTTGAACCACCTCTGGATAATGCTTTCTTGTGATCTACATCCTTACCCCTTAGAAGCCCCTGACCAACCTTTATTAATTGATCTCTAGTTTTATTTTTTGCTCTTTCGCCTAGTTTTCTTTTTGCTGCATTCACTGCTGCTCTTCTTCTAGCAGTCCATCTTTGACCACGCTCTTTGATTGCTTTGGGTGAAGATTGATGATCTCTATATTCTTTTGCGTAGTACTCTCTTGTTTTTTCTCTAGCAGTTCTTGGTCTTGCTTCAAGAATAGTTTCTTCTTTTACTGTCTTCTTTTTCTTCGGAACAACAACTGGTTTTCTAAGTCTATTGAATAATCCCTTTACTGCTTTTTCTGGTGCTTCTGCTGGCATGATCTTTCTAAAAGATCCATAATCGCCTGCAGAGGCATGTCTTCTAGCAGCAGTTCCACTTACTTCTGCACCACCAACATCCATTCTTTGTTTTCCTGGTGATACAACTTCAAATGACTTGAAGTGTTTTGCATAAGGTGCCATTCTTTCTTTGAACTGATCAACACGATCAGCACCAACCACCATCTTTACATGTTGATAACCTTTATCCTTTAAATGTTCAATTGCATGAAAAGGACTTACAACTTTTGGGTGGTGTTGAACATTTGCGCCCGGAAAGAAAGCTTTCATTGCACCTACTTTTTCATGTGGATGTAATGGATTTTTCTCTCTTACTGATTTTACTTTATGGGTTGGTCCAGTACCGGATGTATAAACAACATGATCAGAGCCAGTGTCTGCTGCTGTCTTCATAACATGGCTTACTATGTGACCGTGACCAGCAGTTGGTGGTTGATTTCTACCAAAAGAAAAAACTACCGAAGTGTTTTTCGGCTTTGCTGCTTCAGATAGTTTTCTAAAATTATGGAAATTCATTCTGTTGTTTCAGTCTTTGTTTCTTCAACTTTTACTGGTTCTTCTTTTTTCTTTTTTACTGGTGCTGGCTTCTTTACTACTGGTGGAAGTGGTGAAAAGTTTTCTTCTTTCTTTTCAACAACTGGTGCTGAAAGAACTGGAGTTGACTTCTTTTCTTTATGTTCTTTAATTTTAATAGCAAGATTTCCTGCCATAACTAGCACTGGTTCTGCAGTTTCATTTGCTTTCCAAAACCATCTACCATTATCTCTAACATAATGACCACCGTACAATTCTTTATATTCTGTCATCAATCTAGACTTGTTCATTTTCCTTTTCCTTTTCCTTTCCCGCAACCACAGCCACCTTTTTTGCCTTCTTTGCGGATTTGTTCTCTTTGTTCTCTCATGTTTGCCATATTATGCTCCCTTTTCTCTATTTATTCTATATATTTTTTGTATAAATGATTCTGTTACTGGTTCTGGTTGTTCTTTTGGTTTTTTGGTATCCCACTTCTTTGGTAATGTGAAGTTTTGTCTAGAGAAGTCCTCTCTATCTACCATCTTATAACCAACACCACTTCTCTTTTGTACAGCAACATAACCCTCTGGGTGGGTTGGTCGCAACTCACCTGTGTCTGCATCCTCTATATGTGTTCCAAGACCCTTTGATCTTCTAAATTGATCAACTAGATGCAACTTTGCTCTTGCTAATCCATGATGTGCATTGAACAATGCATCATATGAATCTGCGTTTTGTTTTACATGATCCAAGACTGGTCTTGATCTTTCCTCATGTCTTTGTTGTCCTGCCTTTGATTTCATTTTTGCTCTTTCAGCATCAAATCTAGTTTTTAGATAATCATGAAAACCAGCAGCAGACCCTTTTGGTACACCATTCTTAACATTGTAATTTGTATATGTTTTGAGATGACCAACATAGTCTGGATTTCTAGAAATTTCATCCATCAAATCACCAGCATCTGGTAGATGTTGCATTGCATTTGATAAATGTTCTAGAGTTTTCATATGACCTTTTTCTGGCATATGCTCAGATTCACCATCATGCATTCTTGCATTCTTAAAATATATATCTGGATGACCTTGGAAATGCGAAAGGTCAGGATCAAATCTTGCTTTCATATTTGCAAGAGAATCACCTTCATAACCAGTGTGAACAACGATACCCAACTTTGATCTCATTATTCTTTTTGATTCATCAGAATCCATTGGTGAAGAATATGTAATTGTATTTGGTCTGAATGTTACATGTTCTTTATTACCAATTTTTCTCAATTGTAAATCTTCTGGAGTAAACATCAGATCACCCTGATATACCCCTTTCATCTCGCCAAGTTTTGGTAAATGTTCTAAAGCAGCCTTTAGTTTTGCTTGCAATTGCTCACTATCTGGATAGTTTGTCTCAATATCTTCATGAGAATAATTTACTTTTGGAGTTTTATTGAATGCACCTTTAGTAGCAACAAAAAACATACCTGTCTCTGGATGTCTACCAAAAACAATTGCTGGTGCTCCATCATATTTTGTTGTAACAAAAAACTTGTCGCCACCTCTACCTGCTAGACCATGTGATAATCCATGAAGATAATCCATAGCAGTCTTAAATCCTCTACTACCATGATCAAAGATAGAATCTTCAAGATGTTCCATGTGGATGTTTTTTCCACCTGCTGCTTCTTTTAAAAGTTGTAAAAGTTTTTGTTTCATTTAAATTTATTATGATCCAGGTGGGATGGCATCTGTGCAAGATATAGATCCATAATTCAATGGTAATATAAACTCTCTAATAACATTATTACCTGCTCCAATGCTAAAAGTAGTTGGTAATCTAATCTCACAAGTTGTATTATCAACAATATTAGTATTC